TCATTTCTTCAGCAACCTTACGAGCATAAAGTTCCAGAGGAACCCCAAGCCGCTTGGCGATATTCACCTGTGATTGACTTAGTACGACCTTGCGGGGCGCAGTACTTCGTGTGGCTGGTGCGACCACGTTCCGTTTGGTAGTGCGCTGAGTAGAAGCATCAGCGGTTTCATCAGAGTCGAACTTCTCTGGAAACACTTGTCGCACGCGAGCATTGACTTTATCATAGTATTCATTAGACCGTGGGTCAACTCCATCCTTAATTAACTTATTATGCAAACCAAGGGCGAAGCTGGTCATCTCGTCATCTGAACCGAACCAGTCGTTATTCCGCTGCCATGCTACCGCTTTTTCGTCAGTAGGTGTGGGTTGTGGTATTTCCGCAACAGGTGCGTCCTCGTTGACAGGGGCTGGACGGAAATTATTTACCCGCTCCGCCCGCATCTTCCCCGTAGTCATATTCTCTTGCGCTTCTACTAAGGCATCAGCGTCACCCGCCTCATAAGCAGCTTTATACTGCTTCTTGGCATCACTTAATTCATTGGCAACCACTTTCTTGGCCTGCTCCAAAAGGGCTTGTTGACCTTGATTCAAGGAACCTTTGAGTTTTTTATTCTCATCAAAGATTACCTGTGCAGCCCGAATAGCTTCTTCTCGCTCACGTATTGCGGTCTCTTTAGCCCTACGCTCTTCGTGGTAGCCTTTGGTAAAGTGCTTCAGCCGTTTCTTGGCACTCTCGGTGTAAGACTCTAGTTCCTCGTCTGTGGGGTCGGCGGGAGCCTCCGTCATTGGCGTGCGATTACGATCTTCTACCGGGGTGTCATCCACCACTTCAATGTCAGCCTCAGCTTCAGGCGCAACCACTTTGCTGCCTAACCGAGAAGCCTTTTCCTCAGTCTCATGAGGGAATTCAAATTCAGTTTTTTCCATATTTGCTCCTAAACGCGGGTGATGCCACGGGGGTCTTGCACAACAGCCTGAACTGAATCATCGTTAATGATTCTGAATTCCTGCCCATGAATCTTGATGCGTGTCCCAGTGTTGGGCCGTACCAAAATAAAATCGCCGGTTTTACATGCGGCCCCGCTAGGGAATCGTTTCTCGTCCTTAAAGGCGTCTGGGCCAATCTTGACTACAAACAACACGGGGGAGAGCAGTTCTTCATACTGTATCGTCTGCCCAGATTTGATCAGTCCGTTGTCGTACTTTTCATCCGCCTCTGGCAAGATGCACAAGATGTGATAAGTCGCCGGTTCTGGAATCTGCTTGGCCTTTTCCTCCGCTGTATTGGGTAACACTGATATCGGCCCGGTGGGGTCTAGGCGTTGGCCTATTAGAAGTTCACTCATCCATATGCTCCATTTTTTGACGCAGGTCTTGGATATCCATTCTGGCGAGGTTCAGACCGTAGATTACCCCGCAGATTCTTTGGTACTCACCAAAGTCTTTAATGCCACCGCGAACTAGCGCGGTAGTCATATCTTGTTCGTGCTCGTTAATTTTTTTCTCTAGTACATCTAAGCCAGTCATTTGGGTTCCTTCCGAGTAGCTGCGCGTTCAGCGTGCGTCATTCTCTGCCGATGCGTGAGGGCGTTCTGCATGGCGTTCTGGGCGTGGACATGACCCCCGTGGGCCATTTCTTGGGCGTGCTTCTGCTGCATCATCTGCAACTGCGCCTGTTGCTGCGCCATCTCCTGCTGGTGTCTCTGCGCCATCATCTGGGGGTCTTCCCCACCGGCCTGCTGTTGTTTTAACTGCAACTCAGCCTGTTTGATAGCCAAGTCACCATCAACTTTCTTGGTCTTGGTGTCGGCATCTTGCTTCTTGATTTCTAGCTCTGCCTGCTGAAGCTGCACCAACGGGTCTTTAGCCGCTTCTTCAGCCTGCTTCTGCTGGGCTTCACCCTTGCTCTGGGCCAAAACCTGTTGCGCCGCTTGAGCCACAAGCCGGGACAACAACACTTCTGTGTCTGGCGGTAGATTCTCATCAGGCGCTGGCAGCGGCACTCCCAGTTGCTCTTCCACTTTTCTGCGGTACGCAAAGGCTAGATGCTCAGACACGTGCGCCATAATTGTTGCCTGCATTTTTTGAGCTTGGGGACTTTGTTCAAGCTGGGCCATTAGCAGGGGGTCTTGCATCATCGCCATGTGTATAGCGATATGCGCATTATGGTCTTGCGCCATAAACGCCTTGGCAGGTTTCCCAGTCAGGAACGCCATGTTCTCGGACACAGGATCACGCGGCATCATGTCGTCCTCAATGGGCACCAACTTCTCCGCGTTTTTAATCCCCAGCACCTCCAACATCTGCCGGTGCAATTGCGGCAAGTCGTAGATTTGCGGTGCGCCTTGAGCTAGCTGGATAGCTGCCTGATACTGCATAATCCGCTGGGCCATTGTTGCGCTGTTGGGGTCGCTAACCGGCACAACTTCAACCAAGTCATAGTCTGACCGTTTCGCCCTGCGGTCTGCGCCCGTGGGGTCGTACTCATACTCATCAGGGGCGTTGTCCCTGATGATGGCAGCAAGCAACTTGAACTCCTGCTTCATAGAAGCATGGACGCGAGCCTGTACCGCAGACATGGTTTTCAGGGTGCGCTCTAGCAATGCCAGCGTAGTCCCTACGGGAGCTTGCGCCGACATGTCGCTGATCTTCATGTCAGAGATAGCACCGAGCCGTCGGGCTTCGTCGGTAACTTGGTTCAGTAGCGCCAGAAGGGTTTGGCTAGGCTCTTTGTACGGCAGCGCCATGATGTTGTCGCGCACTGTGCCAGACGCAACGTCCACATCCCTGAACTCCCCCGGAGCAATGGGAGTGTCGTCTCCCTTGATCCGCAAGCCTTTGGTTTTCAACCCACCGGGTAAATTGGACAATGTTCCAGCATCTATAAGCTGCCGGATCAAACTTGTACCTGCGCGGGCGTAGCCACCGATCAAATTGATCAGCCCAAACCCATACGGCCCAAATCCGGGGATGTAGGTGTACTGTACGAAATGCTGGCGTCTGATCCGCTGCGCATCATCTTCATCCCAGTTTCTGCGTATAGCCAGAACCTCTAAAGTCCCCCGTTCAATGGTGACCACATACGGTAGTGCAATGCCATCCTCGTCTTCGTACCCGGGCATGTCCCAATCTACGTGCACCTCCAAAAGCTGGTATCTGTTGTCGTCCGATAATGTATAGCCCTGCTCCTCGGCTTTCTTTTTCTCAACATCCGTAGATGCCTGAATAGGATCGCCCAAATCTATGTCGCGGTAGAAACCCGCTACCTGAAGTTTGCGTATATCGTTCTCGGTCTTACGCATGATGTGCGTTACCCGCTCAGAGACCTGAGCGCTAGAGGCACCGTACGGAATAACGACCTCCTCGGCGGGTATAAATATAGCTACTTGCCGGTCCAAGCTAGGGTCAAAGTAGACTTTCTTAAACGCTGTGCCCGCAAGCCCTAAGTTGAATAGCATCTTCTCATGCTCGGGCCGATACTCAGGCATCTTCTCAAGAATCTGGTAGTTCATGTCTTCCTGAACACGCGCAGCGGCTTCTTCTTTCGCCTTGTCTGTCTTCCCGAAAATCTGGGTTTTAACTGGCCCCTGTGCGGGGAAAGTTTCAGTTGCCATCTCCGCTTGGAACCGTATAGCTGCTTCAGTCAGCACAGTCGAGTAGACCCCGCACGCGCCATTCCACGGCTCGGTTCGCTCGTCGTACTTCATCCCCAGAACCTCTAGCCCTTTTACGTACGCTTCGGCCCAATCTTTCCGTGCGTTGATATCCGCATCTATCAGATCAATAAGCTCCGAAGCTAGGCTAGTTAAATCCCGAGGGTCCATAACTTCGGCAAGATTTTCGCCAAAATCGGGGTCTTCCTCTGCGATAATCATAACTTCAACTGAGTCATCTGCTGGCAACTCAACCTCGATACCTTGGTCAAAGTCGTCTGAAACGATTGAATCCAAACCAAGAGGTAGCTGATTTAAAACTTTGTCGAAACTAGCGGAGGCCATAATGTGTCCTTAGTAATAAGCGAATTGACTCTTACGCCGGAAAAACTTCAGTTCTTCGGGCTCGTCTGAGGGCAGGCGAAGAAAACCGCCTTGGCGGAACCGCATAAGTGCTAGAGTGGTTGCATCAACCAAGTCGTCGTGTTCCCCCGAAGGGAACGCAGCAACCTCATCAACTAGCTCCTCAGCCCAGCGAGTACGGGGAACCCACACTTTCCCAGATGCAATTATGTCTGATACAGCGTTTAGGCGGGCAATTTTGTCTTGGCCCTTACCCGGCGTGAACTCCTGCACCGGTATGCCCATTGCCCGAAGCTCGTAGATCAGAGGTGCACCACTAGCCTTCTTTTCAATCAGCACCCCATCAGGTTCGTACTCGTTGTACTCCCTGAGCACATCTTTCTTCAACTCAGGGTACTCAGCCCGCTTCTTGTATGTACCCAACAGAATGATGTTTGGGGTTGAGTTGTCCTCGTCGTTTGTCCATACCCCCCATGTGGTGCCCGCAGAGTAATCTGCCCGCTGAGTCTTCTCAAAAGCTGTGTCCCATGTCTGCAAAATGTAGTCGCAGTTGGGTGGGTTGTCTTTCTCCCACCATTTCCACCAGTCGCGCTTGATAATTGCGCTCTCGTTACCTACTGGATTCTGCTGGTACTGTGCTTGCCACTTCGAATTCGGTAGCTCTTCTCGGAGGGCTTCAAGTTCTTGCAGGGACCAAAATTCAGGCCACAAAGGGTTGCCACTAGGCATGATCGCCGGGAACTCAATGACTTCCCAATCTTCACCTGCCCGTTGCGCCGCACTTCTTATAACCTGCCCCGTCAAATCCCGCAGCGCCCAGCGTGTCATCACTATAACAATAGCCCCACCCGGCTGCAAACGCTGTCTTGGCCCAGATGTGTACCACTCGTACACCGAATCAAAGATTTCGGGGGTAGAAGCCGCCTGTTTTGCCTCTTGTTCTGAGTGTGGGTCGTCGATAATGAGCACATCTGCACCCTTACCTGTCACTGTACCGCCCACACCAATGGCAAAGTAGTCACCACCCTTGCTGGTATTCCACCGGCCTGCGGCCTTTGAGTCCGCTTGGAGCGTTAATTCGGGGAAAATCTCATGGTATACGTCCGAATCCACTAAATTTCGGACTTTTCGGCCAAAACCTACAGCTAGCTCGCCTGTATTTGAGCACTGGATCACTTTTTTGCCGGGAAACTTACCCAAAAACCACGCAGGTAGCAGGTACGATGCAAATTCCGACTTGGTATGCCTCGGTGGCATGTTGATAATCAGCCGTTTGCAGGTTCCGTTCGCAACTCGCTCAAACGCATCGGCCATCCGCTGGTGGTGCCTACCTGAAATGAAGCTCGGCCACACCGCTTCCACAAACTTGATGAACCTAGTCTGACTAAGCTCCCGATATTTCATCCTCTCCAGCTTACTAAGCTGCGCTTCTAGTACTCTCAGGTCAGATTCGGAGAGTTTCCCCGCACTAATCAGGGTCTCAATGTCCTTGAGCGAAATGTCACTCATCTTGGGTCTGCTCTAGTTCTTGTTCCTGCTCTAGCTCTTGTTCCTGTTCTAGCTCTTGTTCCTGTTCTGGTTTTGGCAGTCCCAACTGCGCATCCAGATCGTCAATCGGGGTTACGTCCGTAACCGTTGTATTCAGCAGGCGTTTGATCCGTTCCTTGATGGAGTTCTCTAGGGACGAAGACGTTGTGTGGTGCACAGTAATCTCGCTGCGCTCAGTAAAGATACCAATGTCGCTGTGCTTGCCAAGAAGCTCCAACGCCTTGAGTTCAAACCGGGGGTCGCCGCAGTCAGCAAGCTCAATGAGCTTGTTGGTAATAAAGTTACGGGCCTGAACCGCATCTGCAATAGCTTGGTAGTCGTACGCCTTGAGAATTTGCGCAGCTTTCTTAGCTACGCCGGGGATAGATACAGTTTTTGGTTCCTCGCCCTTTGCCTCTCCCTTGATTAGCGCACGGGCTCTGGCTTCATCTTCTTCAGAAAAGTCAATGCTGCCACCTAGTTGGTCTATCAGGTCTGCAGTATTTGCAGCAATGGCAATACTGTCTGCGTGCGTTTTGGGTCTGTCAGCAGACAGATCAAAGGGCAGAGGGTGTTCTGCAGTAGGCGTAATTTCTATCATAAGCACCGGGTTAGCGGGAGATGGGCCGAATGTACCACAAAAATATATGGGGGTGGGGGTGTTCGATTTAGAAAAGTGACGGGGGGTGTTTCTGTGGCAGTAGTTGGCGGGATGGCTTGGAGAATTTTGTAGGGGGTGGGGGGTGTTTTGTTATGGAAAGTTTAAAAGTGAGTATCGGGTGCGCAACACAGAGAGTATGGGTACCCGGTACCCTAAACAGCCCTTTTGGGGTGGTGGGGGTCACTATCGGCGCTGAAACCTAACATTGTTAGCCCCTAGGGGTCAAATTCCCTGTATTTATTGTCCACGATTATTCTGGTTTACCGCATAACATTGTGTTACATTAAAGGCATCGGTTGATTGATCGATGCGGTTTCCTAGTCTGTCACTAGGTGCGTAGTTAGAAGGATTAGCATCATGGATACTATTGTTACCACTCCCATTGTTTCCGCTATTGCCGTGCTCCGTGCTCGGGCTGTTGAATCGGAGTCAACGGTTTATGGGGCTCGGCGGGAATACGCTAAGGGTATAAATGGCCTGTCAGATATCGCTTGGTATCGTGATGGGATTCAATTGCCAAAGGTCATTGCTGAAGAGAAAGCAGAGTATTACAAGGCTCTCAAGGCCATTGGTTACTCTAACCCTTCCAATGCTTGGAAGATGGTC